CAACTGAAAATGAATATCCGGAGCTCCAGTCTGCCCAACCGGCTGTTGTAGCCAGCCTCTACCCGATGGCTCTGAAGGTACTAGAGAGTATAAAAAACCCTCCTAGGAGTCTAACACGTCAAGGAGCTGTATTCAGCCTAGCGCGCGCAGTCAAGCAGGCGAAGTTGATGCTGATAGCGAACCACTCTCTAGAGGACGTCATCGCACATTTCCGGGACGAGGTTAAATCGGTCAACAGCCCAGTCATTGGCAGTGGCCTCAGCCTTAAGCTAATACAGGATTTTCAGAAGGACATCAAAGGCACTCACCGGCAAGACGCGGTGGACGATATAGAGGCCTTCGACCCCATGAGTTTAAAAGAGGAAAATAAATAATGGCAACAGTATACGAAATCATTCAAGGAATTAATCAGGCTGCAGCGAACTGCTATGATGGCTCTAGCGAGGCATCCATGGCCGCTGATGGCAAAGCGCGCTCCGCGGGCCTGAAACGCGAAGACGGTCATTACATTAACGACCGTCGCGTAATAGACGGCTTTAAAGTCGTTTTCCATGGCCCTATTCTCCGAATTAAGTACCAGGCCGAAGTGCGCATACAGGATGTTAAAGACAACGGCTTTGAAGATGATATCATTCGGCACCTTGAAGATATTGTAAAGTTTTTGAAAAAAGAATATAAAGATATTACTGGCGACACACTTAGTCTAAGTAAAGAAGGCGACCACAATATTTTAATCCAGCGCATTTCTAATTATCGGACGGATTGTCAGGCTCAATGCGACTATCGCATCGGGGGAATCGGCGACGTTAAGGATGTTGGCGGCAAGTCAGAAGAAGGTCGAGTTGATAGCGCCATCCGCGATTGGCTAGAGCTGGGGCCCGGTAAGAAGCGTCCCAAGAACGACACTCGCAAGAGCTAGCAGCAAATGTTATGGGGACCCCCCTTACTAAACAGGAAATATTAAAAGAAGTTGTCAAGGCTGGTAAAGACCCTGTTTATTTTACCATCAATTACGGTCGCATTTCTCACCCCCAAAAGGGAACAATCCCCTTCAAGGCCTATGATTATCAGCAACAACTACTACAGGATTTTAACGATTATCGTTTTAATATTATTTTAAAGGCCCGACAGCTTGGCATATCTACTGTAACAGCTGCTTATATTGCGTGGCTAATGGTGTTCCACCGCGACAAGAACATTCTTGTAGTCGCCACCAAATTACAAACTGCTACCAATTTAGTTAAAAAAGTAAAGGCGCTTATTAAGAATTTGCCTCCATGGATGCAAATTGCATCTATTACTGTGGATAACCGAACTTCTTTCGAACTTTCTAACGGATCTCAAATTAAAGGCTCTTCAACATCCGGTGACGCAGGCCGTTCCGAGGCGTTATCTTTGTTAATTATTGATGAGGCCGCCCATGTAGAAAAACTTGATGACCTTTGGACGGCTCTCTATCCTACATTATCTACTGGCGGCCGCTGCATTGCGTTGTCCACCCCTAATGGTGTGGGGAATTGGTTTCACCAGAACTGTGTAGAAGCCGAAGCCGGTACGAATGATTTTTACATGACCACCCTACTGTGGGATGTCCACCCAGATCGCGACAAAAAGTGGTTCGAAAAAGAAACTCGCAACATGTCCAAGCGCCAAATCGCGCAGGAACTGGAGTGCAATTTTAATGTTTCAGGAGAAACAGTTATTCACCCAGACGATATTCAATGGTATATGGAGCGCACGACATCACCGCAATACCGCACAGGGTTTGATCGTAATTACTGGATTTGGAAAAAATATGATCCAGAAAAAGCCCATCTAATAGTTGCAGACGTCGCGCGGGGCGACGGTAAAGACAATAGTGCGTTTCATGTATTCGAACTAGAAAGTATGGAAGTGATCGCCGAATATATTGGAAAGCCCACCCCCGACGACTTCGCAGATATTTTAGAAAACGTGGCACTTGAATATGGTAATCCCATGGTGGTCATAGAAAACAATAATATTGGGTATGCAGTACTTAAAAAAATGTTAGATAACGGGTATCCTAACTTATATCACTCTGCGAAGGGAGACCATCGTTATGTAGATCCCGTCAGCGCCCAGTGGCAATCAAATGTCATTCCTGGGTTTACGACGTCTTCTAAAACTCGACCTCTTATCGTTGCTAAGATGGAAGAGTTTATGAGAAACAAACTAATTAAGATTAACTCGAATCGTTTGCTTTCCGAAATGAAAACATTCATTTGGCACTCAGGTAGACCGCAGGCGATGCGAAGTTATAATGATGATTTAGTAATGTCGTTTGCGATTGGGTGTTGGGTGAGAGATACAGTGGTGGTACAAAATCAAAAAGATGTCGAATATAATAAACAAATGTTAGATGCTATTAGCACTTCTAAAACACACATTTCTACAACGATTGCGGGCATGGATGGCCACCGCCTCACCAGCGAGACCCAGCGCAGCTCAGAAGCTCAACAGCACAATGAACAGTATGTGGCTTTGATAAAAGGATAAAAAATGGCCAGAGACGAACGAAACCCTAGAAATCCAGCGGCACCATTATTTAAGCGGCTTACGAGGCTTTTATCAGGCCCCATTGTAGACTGGCGCGTCCAGACTGCACGCCAAGAGCGTCGAGGGGATTTAGACAAATATCGTTATCGTTTCCGCTCAATGAGTGGTCAAGAGTTTAAGCGCGCAGACAATAACTTTTCCCAGAATTATAATCTGTTTACATCGGCTGCCTTTAGAAACCAAAACCGCGCTGAGCGGTACATTGATTTTGAGCAGATGGAGTATATGCCAGAAATTGCATCTGCATTAGATATCTATGCTGATGAAATGACAACGTCCGATGAGTATGACCAGTTGTTGGGTATCTCATGTATGAATTTGGAAATTAAAACCATTCTTCATTCTTTGTTTTATGATGTTCTTAATATTGAATTTAATTCTTTTGGTTGGTCGCGGTCTATGTGCAAGTATGGCGACTTTTTCTTGTATATGGATGTAGACGATAAATTGGGAGTTACATCCGTGATGGGACTTCCGAATAATGAAATTGAAAGACTGGAAGGGCAGGATCCCACCAATCCCAATTATGTTCAATATCAGTGGAATGGCGCCGGAATGACTTTCGAAAACTGGCAGATTGCACATTTTCGTATTCTGGGAAATGATCGACATGCCCCTTATGGTACATCAGTTCTGGATCCGGCCCGACGGATTTGGCGTCAGCTTGTTCTGTTGGAAGACGCTATGATTGCTTATCGCGTCGTCCGAGCCCCAGAACGACGGGTCTTTAAGATTGACGTTGGCAATATTCCTCCACAGGATGTATCTCAATACATGGAGAAGGTTAAAACTGAAATGAAGCGCAACTCTTTGGTTGATTCTACCACGGGCCGAGTGGACCTTCGCTACAACCCACTTTCTTTGGAAGAGGACTACTTTATTCCTATGAGAGGTGGCGTTGGTTCCGACATTACTTCACTTCCGGGTGCTAAGTCTTTAGACGATATTGAAGACGTTAAGTATATGCGTGACAAATTGTTCTCAGCGATTAAAATTCCACAAGCTTATCTGACTAATCTAGAGGGCGCGGATGAAGATAAGACGACACTGGCCCAAAAAGATATTCGGTTTGCCCGCACAATTCAACGGCTGCAGCGTTCTGTAGTATCTGAAATGGAAAAGATTGCCGTGGTCCATCTTTACACTTTGGGATTTCGAGGAGACGATCTGATTAGCTTCAAGCTTTCTCTCAATAACCCTTCTCGGCTGGCAGAACTTCAGCAACTCGAATACATGCGCACCAAGTTTGATGTGGCTAACGCCATTCCAGAAGGCACTTTCAGCAAGCGCTGGGTGGCTCACAACATCCTCGGCCTTTCCGATGATGAAATTCTTCGCAACCAAAGAGAGGCCTTTCAGGATCGTAAGTATCAACAATCATTGGAATCTGTTACAGAGCAAGGCGCGGAAGACCTTTTGGGCGGGGACCTCGGAGGTGACCTCGGA